TGATCATCCGCATGGTTCAGACAGCTCTCAACGCCGGTTTCGGTGCTGGGTTCTCAGTCTGGTCACCAGCTTCCGCTGATGGTCGTTGGCTTGTTGAGCGTAACCGTGACTTCTATCAGCGCCTCATCATCGAGGCTAACCGTATTGCCGTACGTAACCGCCGTGGTGCAGCTAACTTCATCGTTGGTACACCTCGCGTTTGCGCTATCTTGGAAATGCTCCCTGAATTCCAGTGGGTACCCGTACAAGGTAATGTCAATACACAGCCCGTTGGTGTTGCTAAGGTTGGAAGTCTTGCAGGTCGTTTTAACGTCTATCGCGATACACGTACAGAAGCTCAGTATGAAGCTAAATTCGGCGGCAATCTTGCCGGCGCTAATGGCTTCCCTGGTTCATTCGGTACTACTCCGACAGTACGTACATCACGTCTTGATTACGCCCTCCTCGGCTATAAGGGTCCTGAATTCTATGATACAGGTATTATCTACTGTCCATACATCCCAGTTATGGTTCAGAGAACTATCGGTCCTAACGATTTCTCACCACGTGTTGGTCTCCTCACCCGTTACGGTGTGGTCGACAACATCTTCGGTGCAAATCTTTATTACCACGTCATCATCCTTCAGGGTCTCGGCCAGGCCTTCACGCCTGCCACTCAGTCCGTCTACTTCTAAGAAGTATTCAGATCGAAAGGTCAAAAAGAAAACCCGGTCGAAAGGCCGGGTTTTCCCTTTCATGTATACCCATAAAAAATAACAAAAGAGAATAAATAATAACATATATGGCTTACGAAACACTCTTAACAGTAACACCTGCAATTTCATCTTCTAATGGTGTTTCCGGATTCTCAATCACTAATGGTCTAAGTGCTTCTATTCTATTAGATATTAGTAATACCACACTCGGTAATAAACTTACTGATGAAGTAGTGAGAATTCTTCTTAATGCAGCTCCTGATTCAACAGGTGCAGCATTAAGTGCTGTTGCTGGTTCACCAGTTAATACTCTTAATTTAACACTTAGTTCACCAACTGTTTTACCTATACCTCAGCTTTATCCAGCTACAATTACTACATCAACATTTAAGAGCGGTGTAAGTGCGACAATTACACTTGGTTTCCCTGGTCGTGAATTAACTAATACATCAATTAGTCTCTCTGCTAATTCATCAACAATAGTTATCGATCCTACTATAACATCAACATTAGATAATTTTTTCTTCCTCACCGGCAGTCCTGATACAAAACAGCAAGTTCGTACAACCGGCGGTAACGCAAAACTACAGGCATATCTTGGTTAAAAAATATTTAGCTAAAGAATAAATAATAATATATGGCATACGAAAACCTCCTTACTGTTACACCGTTAACAGGTTCACTCCCAAGTTATACTTTCTCTTCTAGCACTTCTGGTGTAAGTGCAGTTATTGGTCTTAATATTAATAATACTACATTAGGAAGTAATCTCTCTGATGATGATTCAAAGCTCTACATTCAAACATCATGGGCACCTTCATTAAGTGCTTTAAGTGCTACAACACCTACTAGTATCTATCTTACGTTAAGTTCATCTTCAGTTATTCCTTCCGTAGTTAACTACACGGGTACTTTAGCAAGCTCAACGATCAATACTGCAATTTCTACAGTCACACTCACAATTAACTTCCCTGTATCTAACGATCTAGATAACGTTAATTTAGCTAATACTGTGTTGTATCTCTCAGGTAATTCATCTGCAATTAACTTTGATGCAACAAAAAATTCTACATTAGATAATTTCTTTTTTGCTGCTACAAACCCCAGTGAAACATCATCAAATTCACCGAATGCTGTTCGCACTACATTCGGTCATTCACGTCTAGTAGCTTCCCGTGGCTAATTGTTAACATCTATCTATAATAAAAAAGGCGCACCTATAGGTGCGCCTTTTTTTTTTGTAACAACAACCAACAATTACTGACCCATTGCTTTTACAGTATAGGTATTAACATCTATAAGAGCAGTAGGAAGAAGTTCAGGCTTACTAGCACGGACAGGGTTAATATCGAGTGATCCACGACGGGAGTAAAGAAGAGTTACACAGCAATCCTCAACCTCAGGATGACTCATAATACTCTTAAAGAGTTTTTCTGCACAAAACTCGTGAAACTCATTAACTTCTCTTAAAGAGACAATTTGCTTAAAGAGTGAAACCGGGTCAACTGCCATACCGTTCTTGGAAATAATATGAATATAAGCTGCACCAGTGTCTTTCTGCTTTGTGTGACGGCATCGTGATCTCAAGGCATTGGTAAAATACTTTGATGATACCTTCTCATTATCTTCAGGATGAAGCTTTACAAACTTAAGATGATCGGTATTTGATGAATAATCAGTAACTTCAATATCCTTAGCGATATCGAGAAGCTCCCAATAAAGGTCCCTATACTCTTCATCAAGAGGAAACTTGCCATACTTATCACCACCAGACGGAAAGAAAATTACTTCAACACGAGTGTTAAGCGCGTCAGCTAAATCATTAGCTACCTGCTGTTCATAATTAGCAATTGCCTCTGCCGGTGTCTCACCCATCTTACACATATCAAATGAATTAAGATAAAGCTTAGCAGACTTTGACTCTACCATAAACTCAGAGCTCGATGGGTATGCAATCTTAAGAGTACCAGCGATAGGATACCCATTATTAAGAAGAAAAGTAGCTTCATGACAATGCCATACATCTCCACCTACAAACTCGGATCCTGTAATGCCATGGTCCTGACGTGCAAGAACTCTCGGCATTGGATTAAGGAGTGATGTATCAAACTTATCTGTATATACAGCGTATGATGCAGATGAGCCAAGAGACTTAGATGCAAAGTCATTCATACTAGCCTGAGGCTGAGGCTGAGGTTGTTGTGGTGTAGGTTGCCTATGCGGCTCTCTTCCGAATGTGCGTGATGTTGTGCTTGACATAATTAATTATTGTAATTTTATTTTAATAGCTTCCATTCGTTCTTCAACTGTTCCGTTCAAACGAACAAGCCTATCTTTAAGTAAATCGTTGTAATTGACAATAGCCTGATCAAATGTCTCGATCATTTTATTTCTAAAATTAATGTCTACACTTCTTTCACCATCATCAACGAGTGCTACATCAGATGGATCAGTATAAAAAATAACATCATACTGAGTAATTAACTTCTTAAAAACATTCTTTGTATAATCAAATACCCACTTCGGAACACTACCTTCTAAGTGAAGATATCCAGTATAACACAATCCGTCAAGAATACAACGGTCAAGTATAGCTCCCTTTGTCTCCCTAAATCTCAGTACATTCTCAATATGTTTATTAGTAATCAAGCACTGAGTTAAACCTGTACCTTCTTCATTAATCGGAACATTAAACTCACGCTTGACAAGTCTTGTAACTTCTTCGACGAACTCAAAACGATTACCATAATATTCCTGACACGCTTTTAATAGAGTACTCTTACCACTAGATTGTACACCGCTAAAACTAATAATCATACCACTAGTATAATATTATTTCGCCCACTTGCCACGATTAACAATCTCTGCAATAATACTATAAACAGAGGCATCAAGGAATGCATCAAAGACCGATTCATTTGCCGACTCAAGACTATTCTTTCTAAGAACTAGATTAATCAAGCGCTGTAATTTATCATTGAGTCTTACAACAATTGCTGAAATTGAAGCTTTTCTTTCTTCCGCGGTATTAAGAGAAGATCCGAGTGAAATATTTCCCGGGCCATAATCAAACTGTTTTTTACAAAATGTAAGATAATGTTCTTGTTGAATCTTTTTAAATTCAGCGCAGGTTTCAGGGTATTGGGTTTCTATTGCTTTAACGATTTCGTCTATGCTCATATTGTTTAAAATTATTAAAGAAGTCATACCACATTACATACGCCATTGATGCAAGATTTGCGTACATGCGTTCTCTATCACCGTTTAATATAGCGGTATCAATAGCGTTTGCCATTAAAATCTCTCCATCATCAACAGTAGGTGTAACCCGATGAATAACACAACCTATGTGACGATGATTTGCTTCAATAGCTCTTTTTTGAGGATCCTTACCTTTGAGCTCAGGGTATTGAGTAATAAGACCGGGATGCAAATTATAAATTTCATATTTTTTACAAATCTCTTCCGGTATAATGCGAAGATAACCATTAAGCGTAATAACAGGATTTTTAAATTTCTTTAAAGCTTTCTTATAATCTTTTACTGTCGGATTCTTTGGTAGAACTATCCAGTTAAGCTTACCGTCATCTTTATCGCTTTTTAAAGGTAAAAACAATCCATCGTCATCCTGACGATTTGTAATAATAGCATCAGGCTGTCTATTAAAGAATGTCTTTATGTTATAAATGGCTTGTCCACTTTGACTAAAGAAGGCAATCCAAGGTCTTTTTCCTATCTGCATAGAATCTTTTTAAACATTTTAGTATTATATTCGATAATTTCCATCTCATCTTTTGTTACTGGATGATCAATGAGATCGGCAAGCTTTGTAGATGGCTTAGTGGGTAACCCATAGTCTGCATCATACTTCATTCCATGAAGAGCTGCAACAATTGGATTACTAGTATCACAACTTACAATGTTAAAAATATTGTGATTAATGTAATACCGGAATTCTTTAGCTAACGAGCAACCAAGAAGGTGATGAGGCTTATCCCAGTTCCAAATGCCTTTCTCAATAAGCTGACTAATGAACCGCTGGCGACCAGTGCACCAACGATCTAGTTTTGTCTTGCCTTCACCTGTTACTTCGTAGTACGAAAAGTCAAAGCTAATTGCAATCATGTCAGCATTATCAGACATAAACTTGTAACAATCAATTAGTTCTTGCCAAGCCGTACCTTGAACAGCACCAATTGCTTTTGTGATACAAACGTCCTTTATTTTATTAATTCGATCCTCCCTCTGCCATCTCTCAAAACTATCAATTGTTAGATAGCTATTTTCAAGAACGTCTGGTACAATAAACATATTTGGCTTAAGATCAATAGCCGCATCTAAAAACTTATCTGAATCAAAAGCATGACCGAGCTCAAAAATAGAATTATCGAGCAAAACTTCGCGGTTATAAACCTCACGAGCTGTCTTAAAGTATTGATAATACTTTGGATGTAATTCAAATAAATGCACCAAAGCATAATCAAAATCATTGTATAATGTCGATGTTTGTAGAATAGAAATAGGAGATTCGTGTGAGACCTTTACTAGCATAACAATATAATACATGTAAATAATCGTATATCAAGTATGGATTTTCCAAAATATTACGGCAATTATGTAGGTATAGTATTGCAGAACAATGACCCGCAATATAGAGGGAGAGTTAAAGTATTTGTTCCACATATCTCACCGACAGTTTATAAAAAATGGAATGAAATTAATAAGGATAAAAACTTTAACTTTATTGGCAATATCTCCACTCTCGATCCTAATGCGTTTTCGACGGTTCTTAATACAGTTACCGGTACTACCACAGAACCTGCAGGCACAGGTGATCTAACAGCTATTTTAGACGATCTCAAAGCGATTTTACCTTGGGCTGAAATGGCGGCACCTCTTGCCGGTGGCGGTTCTTCCGGTCGCTATAATGCAACAACTGGTTATGGTTCTATCAGTGATTCAAATAATCTTGATTATACAACCGCACAAGGACCACTTGAAGCATATCCACATACACAAAATTTAGATAATATTGGTGAAAAACCAGGTAATGTATATGATGTTGCTTACAGCAAATTAAGCGATGCTTTTAATAACCCTCAATTAACAAACGTTAATAACGTAAACAAATACAGCTATGATTATACACCTGAGGCGTATAGTAATAGCGCAAAAGGATCTTTTCCTATTTTAAACGTTGGTGCACACGTCTGGGTTTTCTTCAATGAAGGAGACCCGCTTAAGCCTGTAGTATTTGGTTTGTCGTACGGTGCTAATGATTGGACTACAATTACTGGAGCTAGCTCCGGTAACCCAGGTATCGATTATCCAGGTACGTATGAAAACATTAAAAAAGATGATGTAAATGATATTAATGTACGTACGTACAGAAACAAATACGTTATAAATCAAAAAGGTGGTACCCTTAGTTTTAATAATACTGATATGCGTGAGGCAGTTAAGCTCACGCATTACTCAGGCTCATTTAAAGAATTCAACAATCAAACAAATATCGAGCTTGCTACTGGTAACGATCAGAAGTTAGTTCTTGGTGATGAGTTTTTAACCGTTCGTGGTGGTAGAAATGAATTTACACAATGTGACTTTGATAATGTTATTGTTGGTGATCATTATCGTAAAGTCGGTAATTTACAGTTTAGTTTATATAAGCAGTGGAAGAGTACGATGGAGTCTGTTGGTATACCTAATATCAAACAACTTTTTGATATACAGAGAACAAAAGGTGTAATAGGTATTAAGGGTATAGATAATACCATAATTAAACTAAACGGTAAAGGACAGGAAAAAAACGGTACGCCATATTTGTGTCCGCTCTGTTCGGCAAATGAACAAAGTGTATTAGCACTCAACAACACTTTTGGTCCTGAAGCATATAGTATTGTTTCAAAGGCACCAGGTTATTCAAGTTCATTTGCTGATAGTTCTTTCGGTCATACAATTACCGATAAAGGAATTGAACCATCTCTCTCTTTCGGTAATCAATTATCAAAACTTGTAACAGGAATTTTTTCAGTTCATCAAATTATAGAAAATAATAAAACAGTAACAGATCAACAAGGTAAAACCCTCGTGCAATTGAGCGGTACTATAGGTGGTGTACCGTGTCCGGTTTGCAACCCTGCATCACCTTTTAATTCAGGTCTAGCTAACAATCCTTCCATTACACTCAAGCCAGGATATAGTCCTAGCTCATTCCACGGTGCATGGGCTGTAGAACCACAAAAGAAAAATCTTGTACAGCTCTATAAACAAGTTCTGCCAAAGCTAGCACAAATTGAAGCACAAATGGGTCCAGGTGGATCTGAAATAATTGAAGTTACCAAGCATAAGATTGAGACAATTGGTATGGTAATGAATGATTGGGGTGCTATTAGAGTAGATCCTGTAGGTAAAATGTCACCTGCTTTTGTAGCGGTTACACCATATATGCCTGTAACCGTTCAACGACCGACGCCGCTTATTGAGCAAGTTCAAGTAGATGACTTACCAGGCGGTACATATACACTAAACGTATGTAACAAATACAACGTTCTCGTCGGTGCTGGTGGTCTTAATCTTAAGTCGTATGGTGTAGTTAATATTACTGGTGCTATGGCAAATATTGCTGCAGAACAGGTTAATATCGGTAGTGCTAACGAAGTTAATATTGACGGTGGTAGTAGATTAAACCTAATAGGTGATATAGTTAGTATCCGTCAACGCAATAATGAACAGATCTTAATGGATAGTAGTGTCGGTATTACTGGTAATCTTATTGTTAAGGGCGGTATATTTGTTGAAGGTAATCTCACGGCACTCTCAACTTCTACTACACAATTAAAGCGTGTTACTGATCAAACTAAGGTAACAGGTCGAGTAAGAGCAGATGCTACAGCAGGTATTGCTATACCGATGGATACAGCCGGTATAATGCAAGAAGGTCAATTACGACCTGATAGTTCAAAAGCTCTCTATATGGGATATACAGATCCCGGTAAATGGATCGGATGGGTACCACAGGATCCACAATATGCACCCAGTAACGGTACTTCCGGTACTAGTACAGCGATTATTGGCTATATCCCATATGCATCGATTGCGACTTGTGTAGCTGCACAACAACCTATACCAGTATATTCATATGGCTTTGCAGCACAAGGAACAGGACCCGCAGGTAATGGTGGTTCTGATCAACCGCAGCTAATGACGACTAATATGCAGCCACAAAATGTTATGTCTCTTCGTGGTTTACCAAATAGTCAAGTACAACAAATTCTTACTACTGCTACAGGCAACCCTGGTGATAAAGCTTCATTGCAATCACCTATGATGGTAATAGGTGCTGGTGCACATCCTGATAGTGTTGTCAATAACCCACATAGTCACACACATAATGAAGGCGATGCCCCGGCACATGCCTTCCATAGAGCTGAATTTGCATCACAAGCACAAAACGGTAATGTGCCCACAAAATCTGAACCACACGGATTTTCTACTGATCAAGATATCATAAGTATTAAGCAGAAATTCTCATCATTCTTATCTGCACTTCAAGGCGGTGCTGGTGCTATTGGTGGTGTTGTCGGAGCTGTTACCGGCGATGTATCTACACTTAAAGGTACAGGACTTGGACCACTAAAATAATTATTTGTGCTTTAAATATTCTTTTTTATTAAGAAGCCAATCAAGTAGAGCTTTTTCATAACCAACATCATAGCCTCTACGCTCTGACATATACCATTTATTTTTTAAAATATGTTCCTTTTCTTCTTGGTATTTTTTGTAAAGAAGAGAATTTTCAACTGAAAACGTCACATATATATTTATAAAAAAAGAGCAGACTAATGCTTACTAGTAACTTCTTAAAGTTCCCGCCGACCCGCCCCTAGTAAGATTACGATCTGCTCCTTCAATCTTACTTATATCTCTCTAAATATTTTTTTGAAAATTTAAAATAATTTTATCTGTACCTGTTCTGTAAATACTTTTATTGCTAAGAATAAAAATAGTAAAATAACCGCATGATTGAAATAAAGGTACATTTTCTGTATCAAATGCATTAGCGTATAAATCATTAAGATCAACGTGATTTTCGGTAATAAGATTAATGCATTCTCCGTCAACAGGGTAAACACCGCGTTGTAAAGAACCATAACAATCCTTACAGGTTAATCTATATTCTGATAACACATGCTCATACTTTTTAAGAGGCAATTCAGTAAGTGACGTATTAAATGCTTCGAGCTGTCTAAACAATGTGTTAATAGCTTGCGTTGGTCTTACATTTATGCCTCTAAAAAATAGTGGTGTTGCATCACTATCAGGTAAAAAATGCACATAATCGAGAATGTCGTATTGCTTCTTAAATCGTAAACGCAACTGATCGTAGGCGTTTTTTAACTGAAATCCTAGAATACAAAACGGATAATTTTTATCTGCAATAAAATTGCAACCCGTAGGAGTTAAAGGCTCAGAAGCTAAATCAACATCAATTAAATTCATAATCGGTATTATACCATTATGAATATCTAAATCAACTAATGAGGCATTACAGTACGTGTAAACTCTAAGAAGTGAGATGTAACGAGTACAATAAGTGCTGTAACTGTCGCTATACCTGCAGAAGCTAGATTCGCTCTTAACTGATGGCCTCCAGCTTCTTTAATTTTCGTGCGCTCAAATTCATGTGAAATTTGATAGGAAATATTATTAAATTTTTCGTTAACAACTGTTGTAATATTATCAAATTTTAAAGACATCTCTGTATCAATTGATTCGATATTAGCAATTATTCTTTCCTCCAAGGAATCTAACCTTTCATTAAGTTGCACTACTTGATTGGTTAAAGATG